TTACCTGCTAATAAAATTACTGCCCTTGCTGGTGAAAGTGCTACAGGTAAAACTTTCTTTGTATTAGGTGTAGTTGATAACTTCTTAAAAGAAAATCCAGATGCTGGTGTTATCTACTTTGAAAGTGAATCTGCACTAACAAAAGATATGATTGAAGATAGAGGTATTGATTCCTCTCGTATGATTATTATGCCTGTAACCACAGTACAAGAATTTAGACACCAGGCAATTAAAGTATTAGATAGATATATTGAACAAGATCCTGCTGATAGAAAACCTATGTTATTAGTTTTAGATAGTCTTGGTATGTTATCAACAACAAAAGAGATGGAAGATACTGAAGCAGGTAAAGAGACAAGAGATATGACAAGAGCCCAGATTGTTAAGGCTGCATTTAGAGTTTTAACATTGAAATTAGGCAAGGCTCAAGTTCCCCTTATTATTACTAACCATACATATGATGTGGTTGGTTCTATGTTCCCAACTAAAGAGATGGGCGGTGGTTCTGGTTTGAAATATGCAGCCAGTTCTATCGTCTATCTTTCTAAAAGAAAAGAAAAAGATGGGACAGAAATTATAGGTAATATAATTCATTGTAAAAATCAAAAATCAAGACTTACAAAAGAAAATAAAATGGTTGATGTTAGATTAACTTATGACAAAGGTTTAGATAAACACTACGGTTTAGTTGACCTTGCATTGAAACATAATATTTTCAAACAAGTATCTACAAGAATAGAATTACCAGATGGTACTAAACAGTATCAAAAAACAATTAACTCTGATCCAGAGAAATATTTTACTAAAGAAATCTTAGAACAATTAGATAAGGCTGCGGCCAAAGAATTTAAATATGGTATCGAAGCAGAAGAAGCAGAGTCTACCTAAACACGAAGTTGATTATGTGTTTGTTGAGAGACCTGACAAGGAATATGCCTCAATTAAGTTGACCAGCGGCCCTTATTGTGATATAATATATCATTATGGTAATGTACAATTCGCAAAAGAAGAAGATGAGAATGGTAATTTACCTATGAAGTTCGATTATACAGTAGATAAAAATTTCATAGATGCCGATACAGATAGTCAAGAATTTATAAATCATATCGGAGATATCTTAATAACTGTAATGGATCAGGAGTTGAATGGAAGAGAGAATTGAAAGAACAGCACTTAAGCACTTAATACATACCGAACAGTATGCTAGAAAAGTGTTGCCATTTCTTAAAGAAGAATATTTTTCAGATAGATTAGAGAAGTTAATCTTTAGAGAGATTGCTTTATTCTATGAAAAATATAACGCACAGCCTACCAATGAAACTCTTGCCATAGAATTGAATGGCAGAAAAGATATCAATGACTCTGAGTTTCAAAATATCACTAGTGCAATCGCTACATTTCAAAAAGAAGAAATTAATTTAGAGTGGTTAATATCAACTACTGAAAAGTTTTGTAAAGATCGTGCCATACATAATGCTATCATGGATGGTATTCAGATACTAGATGGCAAAGATAAAAAACATACACCCGAATTCTTACCTGAACTTTTATCTAATGCCTTGTCAGTATCTTTTGATGAGAAGATCGGTCACGATTATATTCCTGAATCTACTGAACGATATGATTTCTACCATAAGAAAGAAGAAAGAATTGAATTTGATTTAGACTTTATGAATCGTATCACTAGAGGTGGTGTTCCTACAAAGACTTTGAATATTGCTCTTGCAGGCACTGGTGTTGGTAAGACTTTGTTTATGTGTCATCTTGCAGCTGCAAATTTATTACAAGGCAAGAATGTATTGTATATTACTTTAGAGATGGCTGAAGAAAGAATTGCTGAAAGAATTGACTCTAATCTTTTGAATGTTGCTATGAGTGATTTGCCTGAACTACCTAAGTTGATGTATCAGGATAAGATTAAAAGACTAGAAGAAAAGACAAAAGGCAAACTTATCATCAAAGAATATCCTACTGCTTCTGCTCACGCAGGTCATTTTAAAGTATTACTTAATGAACTTGCAATTAAGAAAAGTTTTAAACCAGATGTTATCTATATTGATTATTTAAATCTATGTGTATCATCTAGACTAAAGGCAGGTTCATCTGCCAACTCTTATACAATCGTCAAGTCTATTGCTGAAGAACTTAGAGGTCTTGCAGTAGAATTTGATCTACCTATTTTTTCTGCAACACAAACTACCAGAACAGGTTTCGGTTCTACTGATATTGGTCTTGAAGATACTTCAGAAAGTTTTGGGTTGCCGGCAACAGCAGATTTTATGTTTGCCATCATATCTACTGAAGAACTAGAAAAGAAAAATCAGTTTCTTGTAAAACAATTAAAGAACAGATATAATGATCCTACAATAAATCGTAAGTTTATGCTAGGTGTTGATCGTTCTAAGATGAGAATTTATGATGTAGAACAGGCTGCCCAAGAAGATATGGTTGACGCTAATCAACAAGACGAACCAGAAAAGTCTGTATTCGATAATACAGAGACGGCAAAAAGATTAAACAAGTTTTCAGATTTTAAAATATAAGGAGTAAATATGAAATACATAATATCATTTTTAATTTTATTATTAACAACACCTGCATATGCTGATATAACAGTTGATATGCTAAACAAAAGAGATGATGGTGCTAAGATGGTCTATTCTGAAGATATATCTAGAGTAGATGTAGGCGAAACAATTACTTGGTTGCCAACAGACAAAGGTCATAATGTAGAGTTTATTGCAGGACCTGATGGATTTGAAATACCTAAAAAGAGTAAATTAAATAAAGAATATTCATTTACATTTGAAGTACCTGGTGTATATCTATATCAATGCACACCACATAAAGGTTTAGGTATGATTGCACTAGTAGTTGTTGGTGGTGATACATCAAACAAAGACGCAGTTGCTGGTGCTAAGACACTCGGTAAAAGTAAGAAAATATTACCTGAATTGATAAGTCAATTATAATGATGACACTTGAGCAATATTTAAAAAAGATACCAGACTTCAAAGGTGCAAACTGGCTGTTAAGAGTACCATTAGGTATAATCTTTATACTACAAGGTTTGCAAAAGTTACCTGTTGATGTTTCAGATGCAGAGGCATTTGGCCTACCTATGACAGTCTGGTTCTTTGTTGCTTGGGGTGAATTATTTGCAGGTATAGGATTACTTGTAGGCGGTCTTACGATTGCACTTAGGCCTGGGGTGGGTGATATGCTCACTAGATTTTCAGGTATTGTTATCTGTGGTATAATGACAGGTGTTATATTAATATTAGAACCAGAGAGTTTATGGTATGTGTTAATGTATGAGCATTTTCATTTACTACTTTATTGTGGTGGTTTATTTTTTGCATTGAGAGGTAATAGAGTAAAATGACAAAGAGAAAAAAGAAAAAAGTAGATAAAGAAATCGAGGAGTGGAATAAAAAAGTAAGAGAACTCGGCGAAAAGAATAGACAAAAATTAGTTAATGCAATCAATAAAGGAAAAAATGCCTAGAAAAAAACGAGAAAAAAGACCACCTAAAAAAGATGTCAAGTTATCTTATGAGACTGTTATGGTCAAGAAAGGTAAACAGATAGTATATCAATGTGTAGAGAAACCTACAGGTTCTATTCTATGTGAGAACTTTTTTAAAGAAGATACAGACGCAATAACTGATCATCAAAACAAACATAAACAATGGGAACCTAATGGTGGTGTCGTTAAATTTCTCACAATAGGCAATATTAACGCTTGACAATTACGCCGTAATGTACTATAAATAGCAGTATGGCAGATAAAACAGCATTATTTGAAAGTTCCCAAGCACTTTTTTGTGCTATAGCAGACTATATAGGACTGGCTGAGACTAACAGAAAATTTGATTTAGAAAAAGCAGAAGATTATCTTAGTTTTAAAAAACTGATAGGTAAATCGGCTATAGAAAATGCAAAAAGAAGAGTCGATACACCAGGGGTCACCTTAACACAGATAGAAAACTTTTTAATGGATGATATTCCCTGGTATATTTCTTCATTAAAAATTGCTAAGAAACTTATTAATGATATAAAAGATATAGATAAAGACTTAAACATAGCCAATAAAGGATTTCAAAATTTATTTTATCTTCGTGGTGATAATGATATTATGGGTAATATTGAAAAATTATTTAAGATAGCAAATAAATCGGGTTATAAAACACAA